AAAGGTTTAAACGTGGATTCAGAGTACACAATATCTGTGAGGAAACCATGACAGAGAATATGTATGTAAATGTAGAAAGTCTCGCTAAATACTTTGGCGTGTCAACTTCCACCATTCGTAAATGGGTACGTGAGGGTATTATCTCACGGGACCATTATATCCGTGCAGGAGATACGTACCGCTACAACAGGAAGGCGATTGAGAAGGCACTTACAAAATCAAGACCGCCTAAAAAGACTGAAGAAGTAGAGGTATGGACAGCGCAAATTTAGATAGTAAGTTTCCTCCCCGTATAAGTATCCGTGACGGACAATTCCGTTGTGTGACAGACGGAAGACAAGAGGACATGGGAAGCGAAGGCTATATAAATATTGTAGTTGTAAATGCTGCTGATATAGCTAGGACTTTTTATGCAGAGGCATATGACCCTGATAATCCATCTCCCCCTACTTGTTGGTCGTTTGACACTCAGCTACCTTCTTCGGAAGTTCCAGAAGATCAGGTGCAAGCCAGACGTTGTATGGACTGCGAACAAAACATACGGGGTTCGGGAGGAAACGGTGGTCGTGCGTGTAAATACTCACAACGCATTGCTGTTGCCTTAGAGGGGGAGATGGATACTATTTACCATTTTAACTTACCTGCAACATCTATTTTTGGTAATATTAAAGATGGACATATGGGATTACAAGCGTATGCTAAATTCCTCAGTACTCGGAGAACGAACTCCATATCCGTAATAACACAGGTATATTTCGATGAAAAAAGTTATGTACCTAAGTTATATTTTAAAGCTTTGAGACCTCTATCTAGAGAGGAATTAGAAGACGCTTTAGAATTAAAAAGTAGCGATGCTGCAAGTAACGCAGCATTACAAAATGTAACAGTGTCAAACGATGCTGTTACAAAAACCTCACCGTTTACAGAAGTAGACGGGTTTGTATATAAATAGGAGAAAGCTAAGATGGCTAATAAACCGACTATGCACATTATAAGAGATGTGCAAGCCTTATACCCTAAAATTAATCAGACGTATAAGTTTGATAAAAAGGCAGGGGATAAAGGTAGAACTGTGCCTTGCCCTGCGTCAGACGACGGTGCAAAGTACGAAATGTCTTTTAAGATGACAAAACCACAGGCGCAAGCTCTGTACGCTGTCATGGAGGCCGCATATAAAGAGGAGGCAAGTAAATCGGACTGGGAAGAAGCTTTTCCGAAACCTGCTCAAGTCTTTAAGAAAGACGATAAAGACGATATGTTTATTGGGGATACGCGCTTAAAAGGTAAGTACGGCAACCAATTCACAGAGCCACCTATGCAGGTTGACGCAAAAAATAAAAAGCTACCACCAGATTTTGAACTGACCACAGGTAGTAAAGTTAATCTTAGCGTGGTGCTAGTGCCGTATAATATGAACAGTGGGCATGGTGTATCGCTACGACTTAAAGCGGTGCAAGTATTAGAACTTGCAGAAAGAAAGGCGTACTCACCTTTTGACATTGAGAACGAAGGCTTTTCTATGGATGACACAGATGCAACAGGATTTGAAGATGTAGCTGTATCCGCAGACGTAGAGCCTGACGAAGTATCCGAAGAGGTTGCCGAACCTAAGAAGGTCAAGAAAAAGAAAGCAGAAGCTGCTCCTGCTGAAGATCCAGACCTTCAAGGTATCTTAGAAGATTGGGCTGACGACGACGCGGCCTAAAAGCTAAGATAAATCCGTGACGGGGTTCCTGCCTGTTCCTCGTCACGGTACAACCTTCGGAGAGCAGCAAATGAAAACTATAGATTTTTTACGTTCTGTATTAGGGGACGGTTATGGACATTATTGTATGTTCGCCGCCAATGCAGAAACTAACAAACGGGTGCAAAAGTTTTATGGTAGTGTAGACGCTGTTGCAGACGCAGCAGAAAGTTTTGATGAAGATGGGTATGACGTTTATTTCGGTCTTGGCACACTCACAGAAGCAGGTAGCCGTAAGAAAGATAATGTATCTCACCTACAATCATTTTTTCTCGACCTTGATTGTGGACCATCTAAAGAGTACCCCTCTCAGATAGAAGCCATACAAGACTTGCGTAAGTTTTGTTCTAAGCTGAACCTACCTACGCCTTTAATGGTAAACTCTGGTAGAGGTGTACATGTATATTGGACGTTGTCCAAACCTGTGTTGTTAGCCAAGTGGCTAACAGTTGCAGAACGGTTAAAAAAGGCATGTGTAGAGCAAGGGCTGCTAGCCGATCCTGCTGTAACTGCGGATGCCGCACGTATACTAAGAGTACCCAACACGCATAACTATAAAGATAACCCACCACTACCTGTGCAGGTATATGGTATTGTAAAGCCAGAACCCGTTGTGTTGGAAGACTTTGTAAGTTTGTTAGGTGGAGATATAAAAGCGCCACCTGTTGATGTAGAGCTAGGCCCTGATGCCTTGTATGAAACGCTCGCGTCTAACAAAGAAAGTTCTTTTAAAAGTATTATACAAAAGACCATGAAGGGTAAAGGGTGTGCGCAGCTTGGGTATATCATGTCTAAGCAGGACGAGGTCAGCGAGCCGTTATGGAGGGCAGGACTATCTATAACTAAGTTTTGTGTCGATGTAGATATGGCTTCAGTAAAGATGTCAGAACGGCATGAAGGGTACGATTACCAAGAACTTCAGCACAAACTCAAAGAGATAAAAGGCCCTTACACCTGTGCCAAGTTTGACGAATTAAACCCTGATGTCTGTGGGTCTTGTTCATTACGAGATCAGGTAAAATCGCCTATCGTTATTGGGCAACGCATCAAAAGGTCTAATGGTGAAGTAGAGGTGAGAGCAAAGGTAGAAGCAGGAGGTCAAACTGAAAAAACTTTTAGTATACCTGCATTCCCCCGTCCATACTTCCGTGGAGAGAATGGAGGCATATACCTACGTACGACTAACAGTGATGGTGATGAAGACGAAAGGTTAGTTTATCAGAACGACCTATATGTCACGCGGCGTCTACGAGATGTTGAGTTGGGAGAAGTTATTGTATTTAGGCTACATTTGCCTAAAGATGGGGTAAGAGAATTTACTGTACCGTTAACGTCTGTAACTTCAAGGGATGAATTTAGAAAGAACATGTCCCTACATGGCGTAGCAGTTTTTGGTATAAAGCCACTGGAGGCATTAATGACTTACACACAAAGATGGATAGAAGAGCTACAAGCTACTGCTACCGCAGATGAAGCGCATAGGCAGTTTGGTTGGGTGGATGACGATGCTATGGAAGAGTTTGTTTTAGGTGATAAACTTATCGTTGGGGATGACATACGTTATAATCCTCCCTCTGCAAAAACTGCATCGTTGTTTGATGCTTTTATAGAAAAAGGGGATCGTGAGACTACAATACGAAACCTAGCTTTCTACGATAGGCCTGACTGGGAACTACATCAGTTCATAATCGGCATGGGTTATGGAACTATACTTATGCCACTCACAGGTATAAAGAGCTTGGGTGTACACCTTGTCAGTGAGACGGGCTTTGGTAAGACCACTACATCTATGGCGGCTCTGTCTGTATGGGGTCAGCCAGATGCTTTAATATTACAAGCTCATAAAGATGGCACTACGAGAAACGCTCAGATGAATAGAGGTGAGCTGTATCACAACCTACTACTTGTAGCTGACGAGATAACTAACTTAACTTCTAAAGACATGTCCGAATACGCTTACGCCCTATCAGGTGGTAGACAGAAAAACCGTCTAGCTCAGAACGGTAACACTGAGCGCGTGCGTGGTAAGCCGTGGCAGTTGTTAGGACTAAGTTCAGCCAACGTCAGTGCATGGGATCTTTTGTTTAGAGAGAAAGCCGAGCCGAAAGCAGAGATGCAACGGATGCTAGAGTTGAAAGTACCCAAGAAACTCGCAGACCCTAAACTTAAACGCAGTTCTGATGAGTTACTGAAATCGATTGAACGAAATTATGGTTGGCTTGCCATAGAGTACGTGCAGTGGGTTATAAACAATAAAGACGAAGTTAGTAGGTTACTATTGGAAACACAGAACAGGCTAGATCAACACGCAGGGTTGGAATCGGCAAACAGGTTCTGGTCAGCAGGGTGTGCCGCGACGTTGACAGGGCTTATGATAGCTAAAAAATTAGGCCATATAAACTACGATATAAAAGCTGTTTTTAAGTGGCTTGTGACTACGTTGCGAGAGCGTAAGGCTTTTGTGGATGATGTGGGTGCTTCCGTATCAGAAACGATTACCAACTACATATATGAGAATTACAATAATATGTTGTGGATAGAAAGCACCGAGGATTTGCGTGGTAACAACGGTAATGGGCTAGATCAACTAGTACGTCCAGAAACACTGCCGAGAGGCAAGCTAGTCGCACGCTATGAACCTGATACCAAGAAACTGTTCTTGCTTACCAAACCGTTAAAAGAGTGGTGTACAGATCAGCAGATAAACTATCAGTCTTTTACTAATCAGTTAAAAGAACAGCTAGGGGCTAAGTATACCAAGCAGCGTATTACAAAAGGCACGAAGCTACAGATGCCAACGGTGTGGACATACGAACTTACTTTTCACTTGGAAGAACGTAATGAAAATAGCGAAAATTGATGATATAAACCCTGATGGTTTAAAAGTTACCATAGATTGGGCGGCTATGGATGTAGGCACTTCCTTCTTTTTACCGTGTATAAATACCGAGAAAGCTCGAAAAC